AGCAATAATATTGTCATCCTTTACATTTTGATTTTTATCTAATGGTTTAAGAATATTTACTACTTCATTTATTTTAATTTGAGTAGTTTTATCTGTTACTATTTTATTTAATTTCATTAATTCGGCTTTAATTAATAAAAAGCTTTCATTAACAAATTCACGTAATTTAACTGTGTTGGATATATTATTTATATATTCTTTTAATACAGATTTTTGAATATCAGACATATTATTGTATTTGCTGTTAAAGCGTTCAAGTAATATTTTATATGCTAATATACGAGTACCTTTATCCATCTTAGCATACTCTTCTAATACGCGATCCGTTACATTTTCTTTATTAACTTCTTTACGAGTAATATGTTCAAGTAATGTTACTTTATTTCCAATAACTTGAGCTGGTTCGACAAATTCTAATGAATTATGGGCTTCTATTAAGCTATAAGCAGCGGCATATTGAGAATAATTATTAATTTTTGATTTAAAAAATTCTTCTAAAATATACATTTTGCTAATATCCTTGATCAGATTGTATTTTTCTTTACGTAATGCTGAACGGTTTAGTCTGTTAGATATTTCTAATGTAGCATTAATTAATGATTCTGCTTTACCTTCAGTTAATATTTTAGTACTAACTAAAGTTTGATATAATTTATATTCTTTAGCTAATTCAGATTTAGAAAAATATTTTTTTATTAATCCAATAGATAATGAATCTTGGCCAGATACCGTATCTGACGCAACTTGTCGAACTAGTAATTCAAATAATATACCTGTATTGCGAAATTTATTGTGGCGTATTTTCATGTTTTATTAAGTATTGCACTACCTATAAATATGTAGTTATTGTACGTCTCTTATATTTTCTTCGTTTAGTAATGAAGATTCCTGTTCGGCTTCAAATATCATTTGCTTTTCACCTCTAGGTATATGCTTTAACATGTCTTTATATTTTAAAGTTTCTGCTAGGGCTAATGGTGAACCACCTTTTGGTGTTCCTGATTCTTCAGGGACATTTGCCGTATATAATGTACTATTTTCAATACTACCTAATCTGTCTTTACCTAATGGATCTTTTTGTGTACCTATAATAGATGCTTTTTCTTTAGGACGACCAACATCACGCTTTTCATCATAGCCAGGAGGAATATTATTTGTTTCACCAACACCATTTCTGCCTTTGCCATATAGTGAAGCTAGATCATGTGGTGTACCATATGATTTGCCTGATTTAGCTGGATCATTACCTTCATTTTCAATTTGAGATAAGCGGAAAGTACGAGACATATCTTCAAGTATTAAATCGCGATATTGACCATATTGATCTTCACTAAACTGAAATACATTATCATATATCCAATCAGATGGAATTAATTTGCTATCAGACATGTCTTTAGCTAAAGCAATTTTTTCTTTCCATAGTGCTACTTTTTCTTGTTCATATATGATTGAAGGGGTAGTTAATGATAATTCAAAATTAGATAGTGTATCACCATCATATCCTTGTACATATAGATGTACTAAAGCTATTTTATATAGTTCAGATACAACAATACGTTGAATACGTTCAACTGTACGAGCAAAACGAATATCTTCAGCAGCTAATGTAGCTTTACCAGTTAAATCTTTTTCAAATCCGAAAAATGCTTTTGGTACCTTAAGAGCAGCTAACATTTCATCACGTAAAAAGTTTACGTCATCTATAGCATTATATTCTAAACCTTTAGTAGTTTCAATTTTAGTGTTGTTACTAGAGCCACGTTGTGGTATGTAAAAATCTTCCATTACATTTTGCATGTTATAACGCAAATTATAATCACCTGTGTTTTTGTCTATAAATGGAGTTTTTTGCATTTTATTCTTTAAACGTTCCATATATCCATCTACTTCATTTGGAGGTAAATTACCAATATCAACATAAAATATACGTTTTTCTGGGGCTCGAGTAATACGATGCAAAAGCATTGCATCTTTCATCAGCACATACTGCTTGTAAGTTTTGCGAGCAGGCTCAATGTATGAACGTCCGTAAGGTAAGTAGTTAGCGTCAGTTAATAGCCTAAAATGCGCTATTTCATAATTTTCAAATTTAATTTTACCATCTCTATCTTTAACACGGCTATTAATACCACCAGCCGCTATTACCATTGGATCAATTTTAAAGCATACATAAGATGGATTTTGTGGATCCATACCTTCTTCACGTACCATGTCGTAAACAGAAAGTGGTGTAACAGTGTACACACCAAATTTTTCAGCTATTTCTAAATGTAAATAAAAATCGCCATATTTACACATATTTCTAATCCATAACCAAAGATTAAATTCAATATTTAATACATCATAAAATAAATTATATAATATGCGCTGTACATTTTCATCTGGGCTTCTGATCTGTAATACTTCTTTTGCTTCATTTTTTAATGTTGATTCATCAGCAATAATATCAAGTGCGGAAGCAATAATTGATTCTGTATCCATTGCTTCATAGTCAGTATATAACTGAATACGAAGTGTTTGGTAATTCATTGTTGGGTTATATGGCATATTAGCGCCATAGCGATGCAATTTAGTAAATCTATCTATAAGAGCATTTGTTTTTATATTACCGTATGCTTGGATTCGGTCAACATCAACAACTTTTAGTTGATTACCACCTACATTTCTGATTATTACATCAGTGGAAAATAGGCGCTTTAATCTATTAAATAAGCCTTCTGTATTTTGTTCAGCCATTTTTGTGTTTTATTATGTCAATAAATATTAAAATCATAAAAGCCATGTAATATCTTCTACACCACCATATGGATCTTCCATCTGGAATGGGTTTTGCATATTAATAGGGAACATTGGTATGTTGTTTGATTCCCCACCTGTTCTAGATATTCCATCTAATGATCTTCTAGTTATATCCATGCCTTGTTGATGGAACTTAACACCAGTATCTCTAGTAAATAATCCTATACCTAAAGACATTACTAAATCATCATTATATCCACTTTGAGCTTGTGCTTTACCCCCCTGCCAAATAAAAACACGAAGTTCTTCTAATAGACGTTGAGAGTGAAAGACAAAAGCTCTATCTCGAAGATACGCTTCCATTTTAGAGATAACAAGTGGTCTTGTTTTTACTGATGTGGTAAAGCCAGGAACTGTTTGTTCACTATCCATTTTAGCCATCCATTTATCTATATGCATTTCTCCATAAGCGCGAGGGGAATAATGTAAATTTTGATAACCTTTTTCAATAATAGTATTAATAACATCCCACCCCACATTAGCATTTTCTGGTACTAATAAAGCATTATTATATTCAGTAGCAATTGCTACTAACATATGGCCAAAATCTCTTGTACCTATTTGTGATTTATATTCAGCCACTTGTTCACAGGCTTCCACATCAATGACATGAAATGCGGAATAGTCTGAACCGTCGCCACGAGCAACGTCAGCGCAAACAATGTAAGACTTACTATAATCAGGATACTGCCAGATCCAATAATCACCACCCATGAAGCGACGTTCAACAGGGTCTTGTATGTATGTTTGTTCATAAAAAGATAATATATCTGATTCAATTACTGAATTTCCTGATCCTAAAAAATCACAATCATATTCTTGGGCAAATTCACGTGGTGACATATTATTGCGTTCACGTTCTTCCCAGGCTTTATCTCTGTCAGGGTGTAAATCCCATTTTAATTCTATTGGGCAGAAGTCATTTTTATTAATTTGAGCTTCTTTATACATTTTATGAAACCAGTTTCCTATACCATTTGGGGAAGATAATGCTATAATTCCTCCACCAGTTGCAATGGTTGGTTTAATACTAGTATATATTTTATCAATACCTTCAATAAAAGCAGCCTCATCTATTATTAATAAAGATACAGCGTAAGATCTACCTGCATCTGATGCTGCTGATGTTGCTATAATTTGAGAATTATTAGCTAATTTTAACGATAATTTATTATCTGAAATTGGTTTTTGGTTACCTCTCATCCATGTTGGTAAATTATTATACATGAATTGTACTTTTTCAACCATACCCTTGGCTGTTTCTTGTTTAGTAGCTATACATAATATAGTTTTATCTTTATTAAATAGCATTAACCACAGTGAATAAGCTGCTACTAGGGTAGATATGCCTAACTGACGGGATTTATTTATTATTGAAAAGCGATTGGTATGAAATTTAGATAGTGTTTCTTCCTGAAATGAATAAAGATGAAATAAAATTCTACCTTTAACGGGGTGTGTGATGTAACAGTATTTACGAAAAAAATGTATTGGATCTAAGCAACATTTAACATATTCTTGTTGTATTATTTCTTTTATGTTTGCTTGTTGAGTGGCCATATTATATATTATTGGTTGTATATAAATATATAATAAGTATAAAAAACCCAAACTTACGGGCTTGGGTTGGTTTTCGCATTGGGTCTAGAAATGCTAAACAGAGTGTTCCTAAAGGTAGCACTACTTATTTTGTTATGTATAAGTATGTTAAAGTGCCAGCAACAGCAGTACCTACTATTTTAGTAAAGGTAAGTTTTACTTTAAGCTTTTTATTTTGTTTTTGTAAATCTTTAACCCATAATCCTTGGGCGTCAAATTTTAATTGTTCATTTTGGATACGTTCTTC